TAGTATTACCATGGACCGTTTAGCTCAGCTCAACAGCTCACACGTGCATTGCTAACAATCGCAGGGTCTGGGTCCCCCGTATGTGTATTTAATGCACGTGATTAACATAAAATTAATCTCACTTAGCCTTCACAACGGCTAAGAGACTACGATACCCCGAGTTAGAGTTCGAAGAACCTACAACTAAACGCCCTCGTGTTGCTTTTAATAATCCATTAAGACAACACACAAGAGGTATCGTAAACACAAAAAACTGGCATGGAAGACACAGATATGACGGTGGAGACCTCTCAGATGACCCCATCGAAGAGGACGACTCTTACTTCTACGTGCCTGATACCCAACACGGAGAAGACGATATTACACTCCCCGAAACCTTCAATTTACCAGACACCCAACCAGCACCCCACACGTCCGTCTCTATGGACGGAAACGGGGATGTACCAGAGGGATGGACCGACCCCATCACTATGGCCGAAATTCGAAAGTACATCAAAAACTCTGACTACGACAAGACAAAAGCCAGAGCAATCAGATCACTCGTCAGCCGAAGACCTCGTCGATCTTATAGACGACGTAGGTCGAACCGTCGAGGATCTCGTCGAAGAGGCTATAGAGGCTATGGAGCTTATAGCCGACGCGGTAGTGCATCTGGGTCAATTGGACAACGACTCGGTGGCTACCTGGGAACAATGCTTGGAGGAGCAGCTCAAAACCTTCTTAAGACTTATACCGGTCTCGGTGCATATCAAGTTAAGGGAAACGCCCTTATGCCAGGTGCTGTAATCTCGAACCCTAATCCACACGGTGGACAGGTGTTTCGAGGTTCAGATTACCTTGGTGACATTTTCTCTTCGCCTGTCGCAGGACAATTCACCAACCAATCATTCCCAATCAATGCAGCGTTGGAACAAACCTTTCCAAAACTCGCCCAATTTCTTCAAAACTTCGACCAGTATGTTATTGAAGGATTGATATTTGAATTCAGATCGATGTCATGTGACTCACTGAATTCAACAAACACAGCCCTTGGATCAATAATAGCCGCATGTAATTACAACGTATTACAAGCGCCTTTTGCATCTAAGGCAGCTATGGAAGAATACGAAGGAGGGGTTTCTCAACGCCCTTCTTCGAATATGCAATTCTTTGTAGAATGTGCCAGAGCACAGTCCCCCATGGACGTGCTATATACTCGTACAGGGGCTATCCCAGCTAATGCGGATCTCCGCATGTACGACTTAGGCAACTTTCAGATTGCCTCACAAGGCCTACAAGGCACTTCTGTAAACATGGGGGAATTATGGGTCCACTACCAAGTAGCTGGACTCAAAGAGAAGATATATGCCGGTTTCGGTAACTATAACTCCGCTTATAGAGCCGTAGGTTCCGGCGGAAATAACAGCAACCCTTTAGGAAATACTCGTACAGATACGTATAATTCCGGAGGTTTCTCTCTTCCCACATCAACCACAATCCAATTCCCAAATTCCCCTTTTGTCCAAACCTATCTAATGGAGCTCGTTTGGACAGGTGGGGCAGTAGCAACACTACTCCCCACCTTTACCGCTACCAATGCGGTCTTTGGACAGGCCTTTTATGGACCACCGTCCATCACAACAACGGCAGTCCAAGTGATCACTCTTGTTGTACAAACAACTCCAAATACCGTACCTGTAGTCACGTTGTCGACAACCCTTGTCACACTTCCTACAGTACCAACAGTCAATATTCAGATTACGCAGCAGCCTAATCTTATTACTGGTGTATAATGTAAATAAATGTTGCTATTCTAGCATACTTAAATTGTTATTTTTTTTCATTTTGGATGAAAGTGTGATGTCAACGGGCGCAGTGTAGAATACACGAGCAGGCAAGTTGTTGAACTAACCTCATCCAAAAATCAAAATTCCCACATTTAATTTTTTTCTAAAAAACCTGTCAAAAATTCCACCACTCGATGGAATCACGTGTCACGTGTCATTTTACTTGAAACGTGGATTTGCGTGAAATTTCGTTGCACGTGGGTATTTATACCACGTGAAGCGCACGTTTAGCTCAAAAAACTCAAGAAAATACCCGTAACAACACCTCCCAAAAATGTCAAATAAGATGGCAAAAAACTGGTGTATGACACTCAACAACTATGATGACAGCGAAGTCGCACGTTTTGAATCGCACATGCGCCCATGGTGCGTTTATTACATTTATGGTTTCGAACGTGGAGAAAACGACACGCCTCACCTCCAATGCTTCTTTTCTTTGAAAGCCAAAAAAAGAATGTCGTGCCTCAAAAAAATCTTCCCTCGTGCTCACTTCGAAGTTAAATCTCGTGCTTCGACAATGGAACAAGCTTCCGATTACTGCAAGAAAGAGGAGAATTTCATTGAATGGGGTGTCTTACCAGACAACTCCACAGCCAGAGGCCTCAAGGCGATCAGCGACAACTATGAGGAGACTGTCGAACTTGCCAAGAAAGGAGATATCGAAGCAATCAACCCCGAGCACGTCTTGAAGTATTATCCGACTATCAAGAGGATTGCACACGACAACAAGAAAATGCCTTCTGATCTGCTCTGGGAAGAAGGTCATCCACCAAATATATGGATTTATGGGCCTACTGGCACAGGCAAGTCCTATCGAGCCCGTGCAATCTTACAAGAGAACTTTGGACAGTTCTATTCCAAAATGGCCCAAAACAAATGGTGGGACAAGTACGATGGTGAAGAAGGAGTGCTTATCGAAGATATGGATATCCTTCACAACTATATGGGACCCTATATGAAAATATGGGCTGACAAGTACGCCTTTCCTGTCGAAGTCAAAACCTCTGGAGACAGGATTAGACCAAAAGTCATTGTAGTTACATCTAACTACACTATCGAGCAAATCTGGCCCGATCGCTCCACTCATGGCCCTATTTCTCGAAGATTCAAAGTGATCCATATGGATCAACCTTGGAATGCAAATATTAATCAAGTTCTTCGTGATGCCCCTGCTGAAACCTCAGCCCCTCGTGAAAAGAAACGAAAATTTGATCAACCCCTCAAAAAACCAGCTTTATTGAGAAGAAATGCAGTTGGAGACCTTGTCGAAACTCATGGTTACCAACCTCAACAAACCATCCCTCAATACCTTGAGCCTACACTCGAAGAGTTAGCAGAAGAGATGGAAATATATAGAGCTTCTCAGGATATGTTTGAAGAACTATCTGAATCAGATGATCTGTTAGATCTATAAATAAATACCGCCATTCAGGCAAAAAAACAGCAGTTCAGGAATTGAACCTAAGTACTTAATTAAGTCAATCACTTAATTTAATACCTTAACCATAAGACTACTTCTCCCGGCAAAGGGAAAGAGTAGATTAAAGAATAGGGTCTCCAAGGGAAAGGAAGATAAAACTGATTACTCCCGGACACAAACAAAAGCAGTTATCTTTTAGACCCTATTAAGGATCGACTCAGGACCGTTAGGGTTAGGGTTAGGGTTAGGGGAAGGGTTAGGTCTCCTTCCCAAACGGTCCATGTC